CGTGAACGGCCGGGTCGTAGACCTGGGCCATGCGCGAGACGTCGGCTTCGGAGAACTGGAGGCTCTGCCCCTTCATCGTCATGTGACGACCGGGGCGGAAGACGTGGATGCGGGTGATCGTGCGGGACATCGGGCGGCAGTCGGAACGTGCTGCCAACTTCCCCCGCCGTATAGACCCCGTTCACCCGCACCGATGCGAAAACCACAAGCCCCGTAGAAGGCGATTTGCGGGCCTCTGCGCTTCACCCGGCCCTACCCCCGGAATTTTTACGGGAGGCGTCTGAGGCTTTTAAATCGGGTCGTAAAAACGCTCCTCAGCCCTGCGTCCCAAGCGCCTCGGCAGTGTAGCGGCGCACGAGGTCGCGAATGCCGCCCCAGTCGCTGTCCGAGACGCCGACGAACGGACGTGCAGGAACGGCAGGCATGCGCCGCCGCGAGCGCAGCGACGAGCGCTCGCCGATGCCGAACTGGTGCACGCGGGCGTACACCCGGTTCGAGGCCACCACGACGCCGTCGGCGTCGGCCACGGGGAAGATCTGCTGGCGCAGCAGCCCCGACTCCACGAGCGTCCGCTTGCTGGCCTTGTACTTGGCGTAGCCCTTCGTCTCGGTCTGCCCTCCGCCCTTGACGCGCTTCGTCTTGGCCTTCTTGAAGCGGCGGTTGCGCGTCTCGATCGTCGCGTCCGCCAGTGGCTCCCACGGCGTACCGTCGGGCGCGGCCTGCCGGTCGAAACTGTCGCGGGCGGTGGCGACCAGCATCTCGCCGATCTCCTTGTGCATCGTGCGGGCGAGGCGGCGCAGGCGCGAGAGGCGCTGATCCAGCAGCCGGGCGGCCTCGTCGCCGTCAACGTCGATGCGAACGGCGAGCGCCATCAGCGGGCGTCGCTCTGGCCCAGCCCGAACTCGGCGTCGATCTCCATCTGACGCTCATTCGCGGCGGCAGCCGACGCGAACGGGATGTCGCCGGCGCGGATGGGGTCGGTGATTTTTCCCCACGGACGCCCCTCGGCGTCGGCGGCGCGCTTCTCGGCTTGGATCGCCTCCTGTTGGGCACGGACAGCAGCCCGTTGAGCGTCGGTAAGCGTAGGATTCATAGCTCGATCAGGGTCACGTAGACCACGCCGTTCTCCTCGTACATATCCTGCACGTAGAACTCGGTTCCGGGAAAGTGGAGCACTTCGTTCTCTGAATCGGCAAAGTGCGAATACGGTTGAAGATGTCTGCCCGTACGGCTAAGTACAGTGAACTGCCAATCTCCCTCGTACCCTTTCCCAATGCCCGTGCTGAAGAAGGCGGCGTCGGTCACGCGCTTGCCCTTCTGGTAGCGGGCGCGGAAGTCAAGGTCGAGTGCGCTGCCTCGAGGAACCACCACTCCTCGAGGCAGCGGCTCGGTCATCGCGTCGTAGGCGGGCAGTTTGCGCATCGCGCTGGCGAGGATACGCGACTCCTGCAGATATGCTTGGCCGACAGCAGCATCCACGCGCTCGTCTGTCACGAGGCCCAGCTGGCGGCGCACGTCGGGCAGGTTGCCACGCAGCAGGTTATTCTTGATCCGCGCCTCGAACGGGAGGGTGTAGAAGCGAAGCGCCACGTACTCGTCTTCGTCGACCGGAAGGCCCTTGAGACGGCGGTACTCCTGCACAAACTGCGCGTACAACGACGCTCGGCTGCCGAGGTCTACCACCTCCTTCTGCTCGTCGTCCCAGTGCTTCACGTGCCGCTCGTCGGCAGACACCCGGGCGACGTACGCGGCGCGCTCCTCGCGTGTGGCCACCACGTCCAGCCATGTTCTCCCCGGACGGACTGGCGTCACGTCCAGCCCTTCTTCCGCGAAGCGCTCCACCGCCTGGCTGCGCCACGGCTCGCCCACTCGGCCCAGCCCCCGTGCCAGCACGTCGAGGCGGGCGCTCTTGCCTTTCGTCGCCCCCGGCGCGTAGTCCCAGATCGGGTCGAGGCCGGGCGGCACCTCCTCCCGCTGCCCCGTCACTGGGTCTACCCAGGGCGTCGGCTCGCCGTCGTCTGGCGGCGCAGGCTCGACCTTCAGCCCCTTGCGCTCGACGTCGGCCTGGCTGAGCGACTCGACCGTACAGCCGCAGCCCCAGCCGTTGGGCGGGTAGTGCACGGCCCACCACGGATCGTCGGCGCGGATCACCTTGCCGTTCCATGCCTGATGGTCGAGGCGCGGGTGCGCCGCGCCGGAGTGCCGGTAGCGCCAGAACGGACGGCGCCTCAGCATCTCCGGGTCCGTCATCTGCCGGTAGCGCCCGGCTTGGTACGATGTGCGCAGGTTCGTCTCGTAGATCACCTGGGTGCGCCACGCCCGGTAGTCCGCGTCTTCCTCGCCCGCCCGCATCCCGAACGGCCACCCGTGCTTCTGCACCGCCGCGTCGAAGTCCTTGCGGAACTGCTCGATCGTCGTGCCGCCCACCATCGCCCGGTAGAGCGCCCCATGCAGGTCTTCCAGCAGCGCGGCCTGCGTGACGCCGGCGACCACGAACGCCGCGTCGTGGTGCTCGCGCACGAGGTCGGTCCACCGTTCGGTGGGCACGAGCTTCTTGCGCCGGTGGAACTCCACCTGCTCGGGGAAGGGAAGACGGCCGGGCTGCACCGGCTTGGCGGGATCGGGCATCGCTCAGCCCTCCGCTTCACGGAGCACATCCGCGCGGCCTGCGAGCTCACGGGCGAGCGTGGCCTCCTCGATGGCCGCCACGAACGCCGAGGCGTCGAGCTGCGGGAAGAGCGTCTCCAGCCGGGCGATGGCCTCGGCGTAGTCGGCGCTCGTCTCCACCACGTCGCGGATCTGCCGGGCCCAGCCGCTCACTTCGGCGTCGAGCGTGCGGCGCAGCGCCTGCTCCGGCGTCTCGCCGACGCCGCCCTCGGCAAAGCTCGCCGCCGCGCCGCGCCCCATCGTCTTGGTCGCTTCGGCCACGGGCGCATCGGGCTCTGCTTCGGGCGAGCCTGCCCGGACGTAGCCGGGGCCGTAGGCCGCGTCTTGGCTCTCCTGGGTGCGCACCCAGCCGCCACTGGTGAAGAGCTTGGCGTCGCGCTCGGCGATGCGCGTGGTGTCCTCCGGCTCCTCGAAGAGGTACCAGAAACGCGGCGGCTTCGCCTCGGGGAAGTTCCACGCGGTGAGCCATTCGACCGGCCCCTCTCGCAGGCCCTGGCCAGCGTTGAAGCTCTGCGCGATCAGGTCGGCGTCGCGCTTCACCACCCACTCGGCCACGTCCTTGTGGACGTCCGCTTGGTTCGAGCCAAGGCCGCTGGCCGTCGCGTCGCTCGTCATCGTCTGGCTGAGCACCACCTTGGAGATGGCTGCGTCCATCGCGTTCTGGAACGCCGTGTAGGGATCGCTTCCGGATCGGCTCGCCTCGAACTTCTCCACCGTCATTCCGTCGGGCACCACGATCGCGCCGGAGGTGGTGAGCGCCATGAGCGCCTGGAGGAGTTTGCGTACTTCTGGCTTGTCTGTACCTGGCGCGTACTTGCCGATCGGCGTGGGGTGGGCGAAGCGCTCAAGATAGACGAGCGCCGCCCGCAGGCCCTGCCGCTTGAACGTGACGGGCCAGTACAGGTAGTGTGCGAGACCCGTGCCGTAGGGGTCGTCGTCGGTCTCGGCCCCGCGCGTGAACGTCCAGAACTTCCGGTCGGGCATTCGCTCGCCCTTGGGCTTCTGGGGGGTGACGAGCCGAAGCGCCAAGTCGCCCCCAAAGCGGAAGCGCGACGAGGCCCGCACGCGGATGGCGTCGAGGCTCACGTAGCGTCCGTCGCGGCCGTAGAGCAGCTCGCCGACGGCGTAGCCGTAGAAGTTGCCCCAGAGCATCTTCTCGACCACCGAGTCCCACGCCATCCCGACGATCTGCTCGCGTAGCCAGTCGGCGGCCATCTGGTCGGCCTTGCGTTTGCCGCCTGCCTCGACGCGCCACTCCCGCGAGAGTAGGGCGCTGGAGCGCTGCTGGAGCGTGGCCTGCACCTGCCAGTCCTGGCTGAGCTTCGCCAGCTTGGCGCGCTCGCTCGGCAGCCCCTCGAGGGCGGCGTTCTTGACGCTCAGCAGGTCATCGACGAAGCCCGCGTTCGGGTCGTCCTTGGCGGCGTCGGCCACCTCGGCGAAGAGCGGCGGGGCAGTAGTGCCCTCCGCGAAGTCGGCGCTGCGCACCGGGCGCTGGTTGTAGGGATCGACAAGCATCAGAAGCCGGAGAGGTAGGTGGTGCCGCTCACGATGCCGAAGCCGACGCCCTCGCGGATCTCGGCGGCGGCATCGGCGAACCGTTCGGCCATCGCTTGCGCCTCACGGGGCGGCGCGGCCTCGAACTCGATNGGCGCGCCCTCGTGCAGCGAGGCGTGCCAGAGGAGCAGCCCCGCCACCGCGCCGTCGGCGTGGCGGGGCTTGTGGTCGTGGCCCATGCGGCGGCGGCCCTTGGGCACCTTCGGCACGCCGCTCACCAGCTCGACGTCGAGGTGATCGTCCACGAGGTCGCCGTCGCGGGGAAGTTCGATCAGGCTGTCTTGGTAGGCGGCCTTGTAGCGCGGGAAGGCGTCGAGGTAGAAGGCGTCGGAGAGCTTGATCTGGTGGATCCGGCCCAGTCCAAACGTGGTGGCCGCCTTCTCCGCCAGCGACGCGCCGTTGCCGGTGGCGTCGTGGCTCCCAGCAACGAACCGAGGGAGGCGGCGGACGGCATAGAGCAGGATGTCCTCCTGCGTGGCGAACGGCACGTCGCGAAGCTCCAGCGCCAGCCGGACGCGCCGCACCAGGTCCGTTCCGATCTGGCCGAAAAGCACGTACGTGAGGTCGCCCTCGCGGGCGAAGTCGAGGCCGTACACGCTCTTCTCGCCCTCGGCGAACTGGCGCAGCAGCGGGCGGAGCGTGTCGTGGCACCAGTCGTCCGTCTGGCGCCGACGTACGGCCTCGGGCGTCTCCAGCCAGTTCTTCGGAAGGTGCAGCCGCACCACCGGCGGCAGCGCCTCGCGGGTGGCCCGCTCAACGAGTGTGCGGGAGAAGTACTTGCCCCCGCCTTGGCTTGGGACGCAGTCGAGTTCCTCCGCCGCACCCTCGGCGTAGAACCTGCGAATCTCCTCCTCCCACGCCGCCGCCTTTTCCGGGGTGGCCTCCTCGCCACGCATGAGCATGATCCGCTCGTACAGGCCGTCCACGATGGCGTCCTCGAACGTGACACGGTGGAGGGCGTAGGGCTTCTTGCCCGCGCGGATCTCCTCGATGAGCCGGTTGAACGGGTTGTCGACGCCGTTGTGNGTNGAGATGATGCGCAGGTCNCCGCCCCAGATCAGGAAGGCGAGGCCCGCCTTCAACAGCTCCGCCGGGTCGTCTACGAAGGCGAACTCGTCGAAGATCGCGCGGCCCTTCTTGGAGCGGAGGTTGCGCGGCGTCGACGGCAGCGCCTGCACGACGTGGCCGCTGGCGAACTTGACCTGGTAGACGAGCACGCTCTTGCGCTCGTCGCCCTCGTAGTACACCTCCTCCACCGTCTCCATCTCGCCCGCTGCCAGCCGGTACCACTTGGCCCAGAACGCCACGTCCTTGATGAACTGGCTGGTCATGTCCTGGTTGTAGGCCATGTAGTACACGTCCATCCCGCTCTGGCTCGCGGCGGTGAGCGCGGCGTCGGCGGCTTCGGCCCACGACAGACCGATGCGGCGCGACTTCTCGCAGACCTTGACCTTTGCGCCGTCGGCCACCCACCGCTGTTGATACTTCAACAGCACGCTCTCCGGCACGGCGGCGAGCCGGTCGGAAAGGTGGGCGTCTTGGTGGGGGGAAACGGGCATGGTCTACTTGTCCTCCCGCGCAACGGCGGCGTTGGCCCACATCACAACCTCTTCCAGCTTCGTGAGCGCGAGCGCTTTTTCCCTCCCCTCGGGGCAGACGATATCGAGCACGCGCGCAAAGTCGGCGGCGTCTTCGCGCAGCGTCTGGAAGCGCAACACCTGATTCTCAGTGGGCGGGTGATAGGTGAATGCGCGGCGGATGCGTTTTTCGTTAGCGCTCATAGCAGTCAGCGGTTTGATGTGGAGCTGCCCTTTTGAGGGAGGAGTGTTCGGCCGCCCATAAACTTGACGAACTCCTGCGAGGTGTAACACAGCAGCCAAATCCCGTTTCGGCACCAACGTCCAGAGGGCGTGCGCCACCTCAGCCCCACGCCTGCCAGTCCCGGCTCGGCTCCTTCGACGTCGGACAAATTGACGTCGGTGACAACGTACTGCTTGGCACGTGGATGATCTGGATACCCCCAGACCTGTCCTTTCTCGATATGGGTCGCTTCCATAGGGGCTTACTTGGCGATGCCGAGGATTTGGGCGCGGATTTGGGCGGCGGCTTCGTCGCTGAGGCCGCCCTTCTTGGCGATGGCCTCGGCAGCGTCGGCGGCGCTGGCGGCGCGGGCGCGCACGTCCTGCGCCCACTTCTTCTGCAGCACGCCGGTCTTGTTGAGGTCGGCGATGGACTTGGTGAGCTTGGGCAGGTCCACCTCCGCCTCCGCCGGGTCGAAGTTCATCAGCACCTGGAACGCCTTCTCCTGCGCCACGGCGGTGAGGGCCTCGCCAAGCGCCCCGGCGTCGTCGCCCATCGCTTCGGTGATGGCCTTGGCCTGTTCGGTGGCCACGCGCAGCGCGGCGAGGCGCAGCTCGAACCCTTGGCCGTAGCGGTGCAGCGACGAGCGGCTGATCTCGAACCCTTGCGCCTCCAGCCACAGGCTCAGGCCCGAGTAGTCGGCGAACGCCGACGCCACGAGCCGGCGGTCGAGTTCGGCGCGGACGTCGTCGGGAAGGGTGGTCTCGATCTTGGAGCGGGCAGGCATCGGGAGCGGGCGTTTACCAAGCGGGACGGGCCATGCCGGGCGGAGCGTCCCGGCGGTATTCGACCACCTCTTCGCCCGCCGCCGTGAGTTCCGCCTTCCACGAGCCGCGCTCCTTGCCNGTGATCNCGATCAGATCCGGGTCGCACTTCTCCAAGTACGCAAGCATCTGGCGCAGTTCGGCCAGCCCCACCTGTTCGTCGGCGTCGCCGAGGGTGCGGAGGATGAGGTCTTCGCCGAGCGGATACGGCCGCCCGGTGTAGAGCACCAGCAGGATGTTCCACCGGATCTGCTCGCGGCGGTGCTGCTCAAGCGCGTGGGCTCGCTGGGAGGCGTTCATCGATCAGGGTGGTGAGGCGGGTGAGGTTGGACTGCATCGAGCCCACCTCTTCTTTGAGGTTGCTCAGCAGCACGGCCTTCGCGCCCTCGACGCGCACGAAGTCCTCGCGGTGGACGTAATTCTCGGAGACGTAGAGCTTGTGCTCGGCGATCTCGGCGCGTAGCGAGGCCACGGCGGACGCCTTCGATTCCAGCGTCTTCTCGATCGACTCGAAGCGGCGATCCGCGTGCTTCTGGTTGCTCTTGAGCAGCGAGTGGATGACGGTGACGAGCACGCCGCCGAAGAAGACGAACAGGGTGGTCATCGCCGCCACGAGCGGCCAAGGGAAGGGGTTCATGCCACGCCTCCCGCCGGAGCGATGTCGGCGTCCTTTCCTTCCGGCTGCATCCACGCGGCCAACTCCTCCGTGGCTTTGTCGACGATGGGACGAACGTTCACGAACGCACGAAGCAGCCTCGGCACGAGCGCCAGCACCGTCCGTGTGAGCCACGCTCGAACCGGCTCGCTGCGGAGCGCAGCGGCGATTTGGATGCGGAGGTGCCGCTCAGTCCTGTGCGGCCCAGCCGCAGGCGGAGCCGGCTGTACGAACTCTTCGAAGCGCATTACTGGTCGTCGGGATCGGTGGTGAGGCCCTTGGTGGTGATGAGCCGGAGCGCTGCGTTCGTCATTGCGAGGGCCACCACCAGCAGGTAGTAGCCCCACGGCTGCAGTTCGGCTTTCCAGTCGCCGGTGCTCGCCTCCACNATGGCCACGCCCGCCGCCACGATGGTGGCCACGTTCAGCCACAGGGTCTTGGAGCGCCNCCACACCTTCGTGCGGGGGCCGGGCGCGAGCGGGCGGCGCACGGCCAGCACGACGGCCACCGCGAGGCAGGCCACAGCGGCAAGCGCCAGAAGGATCGGAAGCGCCATCATCGTCCAGCCCTCCCGGCCCGGTACAGGCCGTCGAGGTAGATGCGCCGCACCCGCGCCGCAGCCTCCGCCTTCGTCACGCGCCCGTCCTTGTTCAGGTCAAGCCCCGCGTTCACGCGGTACGCCGCGCCGTCGGCACCTTTCCAGAGGACGTAGGTGCTTGGCTTGCCGACGGCGCGCGGCCAAAGGATGGCCATGTACACGTCCTCGACGGTGGCGAGCTTGCCCGCGTAGGGGCGGAAGTACGCCTCGACGTAGTCGAGCTGGTCTACCGCCGTCATCGCCGCGAGCTTGGGCGTGGTGGTGCCCAGCTTCAGCGCCGTGGCGTTCATGAACTGGATAAGGCCGGTGGCCGACGAACGCGGGTTCTTGACCGACGGCGAGAACGTGCCGCCCGTCTCGAAGAACATTCCGGCCATGAGGTGGTCGGCGTCCATGCCAAGCGTGGCCGCGATGCGGCACACCTTACGGGCGAACGCCTCGGAGACGCGGTCGCGGTAGATGAGGGTGTCGGGTGTGGCAGGCATAGCGAATGGAAAAGGCCCCCGCCTTGAGTAGAGGCAGGGGCCAGTTTCGGGCCTTTGCTATCGTCCGTTCACCCGCACGGATGCGGAATCAGCAGGCGGGGACTTCGGACGTACATTACACGCCCGGTGTCAAACTGCATGGCGGTTCTATGCGTGGGCTACTCTGCCTTTGCCTTCTCGCGCTCTGTGGATGCGCCGAACGGATCGATGGGTCAAGTCCCACCGCCTTTCGGCGCTCGCTTGGAGACGTTCAAGCGTCTCTGTCGCCTGAAGAGAAGCGGGCCTTTAGAGACGGCTATGCTGTCTTTACGATAATCGCGGCCTTCGACTCGGCCGCCTGGGCCGTGCGCAGCGAGACAACGCGGTACGGCGAAGTCCCAGCCAACGACTCGGCAGGCGTCAATCGGCGCTTGCGTGAGATGCTGGATGGCTTGACCGCTGAACAGGTTGTGTTGCGTGGCGACTCGCTAAGAGACGAAGCAGAAACTCTGCGTCGGAAGGCGTTCGACGCCATCTTCGTCCGGGCACCGTTTTAAGGAAAGAACAGGTGGCTCCGGACGTAGATTACACGCCCTGTGTCAAACTACCTGACGGTTCTATGCGTGGCCTGCTCTGCCTTAGTCTTCTTGCGCTTTGCGGATGCGCTCCCCGGATCGACACGAGCAGCGACGGCGCGTACATCAAGTCCCTCGACAAGGTGCAGCAGGGGCTTTCGATTGAGGAAGCCGATGCATTCAACCGGGCCTACGCTGCGCTGGTGAAGTACACCAACTACGATCCGGCGTACACCGAGGCGACTGTCCGCTTCCACGACACACCGCAAGCCGATTCCATCAGCGACTTGACGCGGAAGAACCTTCGCACGATGTTGAGCGGCAAGACCGCCGAGGAGATCACCCGGCTTGGCCTCTCGCTCCAATCAGAAGCCTACGTCCGCGAAGACCTCTTTCGAGCGGAGGTGAGCCGGTTGGTGGTAGGCCGCTAAACAAAACCGGGCCGCGCGGTCAAAACAACCCGCACGGCCCGAGGTGCATCACGATCGTGCGAGGGCGATGGCCTTCACGTGGCGGCGGCTGCGCCGGTAGCGCCGCGCCAGGTCGCCCGCGTTGCGCCCGTCGTAGAGCGCGCGGATCTCGCGGTCTTCCACGGCTTGGTGGAGCGGCACGGGGCTGGGCATGTGGACGTTGGCTCCGCCGAAGAGCCGGATGATGGTCTTCACCAGCGCCGCCGAGTGGAGGTCGCGGGTCTCCTCCAGCCAAACCGGGAGCTTGTGCTCGCGGTAGGTCTTGGGCACGCTCAGCTGCTCGTCGCCAAAGCGTGTCACGAGAAACCGCACGGCCTCCAACCCGGCCACGTCGGCGAGTTCGGCAAGCCAGTCGGTGAGGTCTTGGCGCTCAATGCGCGGCCAGCCGTCGAAGTCGAGCGGCAGCGCAGGCGGGGCGGCAGGGCGGCGGGGCATGAGAAGGGGCGGGCGGAGGAGTCAGGCGGCGCGGCGTGTGCCAGGACGTCGGGTGCCGGAGCGCAGGCGGCCGAGCCACGCCTTGAGCATCTCGATGGCGCGGCTGGCCTGCTCGGGCGTGAGCCAGCGCACATGGTCGATTCCCGTCTGGCGCTTGATCCACGCGTTCAGGGCCACCATCTCGTCGCTCTTGGCCGCGCCCTTCTGGCAGAGCGTCAGCCACAGCTGCTTGATCATCTGCACCTGCGGCGTGTCGCCGTCGGGGTCGATGCGGACGCGCTCGCGGGTGCGGGCGAAGCCGTTCTCCCGAAGCGTCTCCAGCACCTTGCGGCGCTCGTCGGCGGTCAGGTCCTTGGTCGAGCGTTTGCCCGTCGTCTCCTCGAGGAAGGCGCGGCGGGCGTCCTCGTCCGCGCCGAAGATCTGTTTGCAGCCGATCTGGATGGCGGCGATTTCCTTGTTTCGGTTAGGGTTGGTCATAGAGATGTGACGGGGTGGTGCTTGCGGTGCCGAGCGACGGCATCTTCAAGCGTTGGGTGATGGCGGGCAAGGCTCTTTTCTTTGTGCGACCGCCCGTGCATCACCAGCCGCAGGTAGCCATGCGCTGCGGCTTCGACCTCCACGCGCAGCGCGTGATCGTGCGCCAGCAGAACAAGGCGCGTGAGGCCGTCACTATCGAACGTAGACAGTCCATCGCGCACGACAATCTCTATCCAGTTCGGGTTCGACCAGTCCACACGCTTATGGCGTACCTCGTGCGAGATGTGGTAGATACCGAGCGCCCACAAGTCCAGAAGGGCATGGATTCGACGACCGAGTGGCGAGACGCGGCCTGCCCACTGGGGCTCGGCACGCTCAATCCAGAGAAGAGGCTTTTCCATAGTCGTGGATCAGAGGTCGAGGGTGGCTTGCGGAGCGGAGCGGCGGGCCTTCTCGTCCACGTAGTCTTGGAGGATGGCCTCGGCAATCGCGATCTCGCGGTCGGCGTCAGCCTGCGTCATCCGCCCATCGGCGACGCGGTTCGGGTAGACGCGGTAGCGCATCGCGATCTCACGGCGCAGCGCACGGATTTTGTCGTCGAGCGTGATGGTCATGTCTGGTTTACTCCCCCGCTTTGCGGGTTTGGAAGAAGTCCTTGAGGTCGTCCTCGCGCGCCATCACCACGCGGGCGAAGGTCGCGGAGTAGTTGTTGTTGAGCTTGAAGGGCTCGGCGGCGTCGGGCTTCGCGCCGTCCTCGTGCAGGTAGCGCACGATCTCCATCACGCCCTTGATGGAGTAGCGAGCGTAGCCCCGTGCTTTGAGCTGCCGGGCGATGCGTACGATGGCGTCGTACACCTCGGGGTGGGCGTCGAGGAAGGCGTGGGCACGCTGCTCCCACGTAGCATCTTCCGGCAGCGGCTCCGGCTCGGACGCCGGCGGCGGATCGAAGAGCGTTGGCGTGGCGATCATGACGGTACGAGGTCTTGCAGCGCACGGCGTGCTCGGCGGCGGATGCCCAGTCGCGTGCACCAGTTTCTGAGCGCGGTGGCGGGCACCCCCGCGATCTCGGCGGCCTCGGCGTGGGTGTGCCCGTCGCGGAAGAGCGCGAGGGCACGTCCCACAAGCGAGGGCGGGTAGCGCACCCGAATCGTCCGGCCGGTCTCGGCGTCGTGGTAGACGAGGCCCATCCCCCGCGACGCATGCGCCTCGGCCGGACGCTTCACCGGCTGCCGGTGCGTCACGCCGAGGCGCGACACCCATTCGGCGATGGTGCTCGGGTGCACACCGGTCGCGGTCTCGATGTCGGCCATCGGCGCGCCCGTGCGGTAGAGCGCCATCGCCTCCCCGACGACCCGGGCAGGCGTCTTGGTGCGCATCGTGACGCCGCTCACCGGATCGGTGTAGGTGTGAAGCACCGCTCTCGGCACCGGCACGGGCGGCGGCGCGGCGGCAGGAGCGGCCCACGGCGCGGGCGCGGGCGGCGCGGGCATGTCCTGCTCGATGCGGCAGGCCGTACGGTAGGACACCGGCGTGCGGCTTGCGCCGCGCTCCCACCACGCCTCGGCGCGGGCGTGGAAGACGACCAGCCGCCAGCCGGTCTCCATCTGCTGCTCGGCCCAGCGCATCCAGCGCGGGCGGCGGTCAACGTCCTCGCGCTTGAGGTCGCGCCGCTGTGGGATGGTCACGTCGGCCATGGCTCAGTTGCGGCTACGGGTGAGCGTTTCGAGCACGGGCGGCATCACGCCATCCCGCACCAACCGGGTGCGCCGCGCAGCCTTGCCGAAGACGAGCACCTGCTGTTCGTGGCGGGCAGCGTCCTCGACCAGCATCGGGGCGTGGAGGTAGTCCTCGAAGCTGTGGCCTGTCCAGAAGCCGAGGCACTTGGCCTGGTAGCGGTCTGCCCAGTAGGCGAGGTCGGCATTGCTCATCGGCTCGCCGCTGCCGAGGCGCTGGCGCATCGACTGGAACACGTCGTCGTCGGTGACGGGAGGAAGAGGTGCCCGGCGCTTCTTGCGCATCGGAACGACCACCACGAGCACCACAAGGGCCAGAAAAAGGAGCGTTGGCATGGTTCAAAAGGGAGGTGTACGGGGCCGATAAAGACCCCGTACGGGTTCAGCGGGAGAGGCCGGGCCAGATCTGGCACGCCACGTCCACGACTGCGCGGGCATCGTCGTGGTAGGCCGTCAGGTCGTAGGTGCGGCCCTCGCGGGCATCCTCGGCGGCGGCGGCACGGGTCTTGGCCATCTTCTTGACGGCCGCGTGCAGCCGGTCGTAGCTCGTCGGCAGCAGCGCTTCCACTGTCTCGCGGGCGGCCTTGGCCAGCTGCGCGAGCGTGATGCCGGACGACTCCGGCACTATCAGCACGAGCACGCCGTCGAGGCCGCGCTCTTCGAGCCAGCCCTTCACGAGCGAGCACATCAGCGCCGTCTCGCCGATCTGGACGAAGGGCTGCGTGCGCAGGATCAGGATGTCGTTCGGCTCCGGGCGGAGGCGTTCGACGGCGCGCACGACGCCCGCGCCGGACACGTCGACGACGGTGGTCTTGTAGGGGACGCGTTCGTCCGCCGGTGGGGCGAGGGTCTCAGGCATTGGGGCGAAGCTCCTCCGGGCGGCTGGACGGGTCGAGGATCTGCTCAGCGCGGGCCGCGTCGAGCTGGTCGGCGATGCTCGTGAGGGCATCGCGGAAGCGGGTGCCCATCATGTTGATCGCCACCGACGGGCTGCCCAGCAGGTGCGGCGAGGCGTAGAGCGCGCCCAGCGCAGCAGCGCGGTCAAGGAGCGTGTCGATCTGGTGCAGCGCCTCCCACTGCGCCTCGCCGTCGAGGTGCAGTTCCATGAGGGGGAGGTCGTCGAGGTCGTCGGCGTTTTCGACGGCGAAGCGATCGAGGCCAAAGAGGTCGTNGAGGGTGTNCTGCATCTCCTCAAGCAGACGGATGACCTCGGCGCGGATGTCGTTAGGGGTTGGGGACTGGTTCA